AGCACCCTTAAAGGTAATCAGATAGTCTTAGAGACTCAGATAGAAGAACAAAACGCTTCTATTGAACGCTATCTGCAACAGCAGAAAGCACAAGAAGAACAACTCAATCTATTGGAAGCAGAGCGAAGGAAGGCTATGCAAGATGTCAACAGACTTAGAAAGACCTTTGCTAACCTAGACCTAGATCAAGAAGCACTGGCAGACCCAGTTGATCTACAGAACAGAATTAACAAAGGCTCACTAAGAGTCCTCACCACTTTAGAAAAGCTAACAGACCCAGAACAATTCAATGAGAAATCTAGCAATAATTAGTTTCTGCCTTTTACTGGCTAACTGCTCAATGTTACAGACAGCCAAGCCTGTGCAGGTCAAGACTATAGCAGAACGCACACCAATCTATCACCCACCTCTGCCTTATCCCATGAGCCTTACAGAAGTGGATTGGCAGGTTATGACACCAATCACCATGCAGGAATACTTAGATAATCTTGAATCTGGCAACTCAACAGAGCGAGCTTTCTACACTTTGTCTAGCCAAGAATATGAGAACTTATCTATGACTATGAGCGAAGTTACAAGATATACAAGGGATATTCTGTCAATAATCAAGTATTACAGAGAGCTTGATAAGGCAGAAGAAGATGTGCAAAAGAAGTAAATTAGGCTAGAATCAAGCGGATAATTTTCACTAAGGGAGGTACTATGGAAATTTTAGAAATCATAAACTGGATAACTTGGATAGTGACAGCAGCTTCTGCAATCGCAGCATCTACTCCAACTCCGAAGGACGATGCAATAATAGGAAAAATATATCGTGCAGTAGACCTGCTTGCGATCAATTTTGGGAAAGCCAAAATGCAAGCACCAAGCGCACCTAACGCAGAGTCTAAGTAATGTCAGAATCGCCTGATGCCTTTGTCTATAACGCAACCCTAGAGAGGGTGGTTGATGGCGATACTGTAGACGTGACTCTTGATCTTGGGTTTGATGTCAAGCTACATAAGCAAAGAGTTAGGCTAGCAGGCATAGATACTCCTGAGAGCCGCACAAGAAACCTCGCAGAAAAGGCTTTAGGTCTAGCTGCTAAAGAAAGACTTATAGAGCTATGCGTAGGCAATTTCAAAGTTAAATCACTCGGAAAGGGCAAATATGGAAGGATTTTGGGCATCCCTTATACAGAAGACGGCGAAGATGTTTGCCAAAAACTCATCAACGAAGGACACGCAGTTGAATACTGGGGTGGCACAAAGAAAGCCAGAGTCCGAGAAGATGGTACATGGGGAGAATAAAATGCAAATATCAGCAGAAGGATTATCACTAATAAAGAAGTTTGAAGGCTGTCCTGTAGATCAGGACGGTAATTGTTATGCCTATCAAGATGTTGTAGGAGTTTGGACAATAGCTTATGGATTCACAAAAGACGTGAAAGAAGGTGACAAGATGACTAAGGAAGAAGCAGAGTATGTCTTGCAAGAAGAGATGATAGAGTATGAAGGCTACATCAATGATCTTGTAGAAGTACCTTTAGAGCAAAATCAGTTTGATGCTTTAGTGTCTTGGGTCTACAACTTAGGTTCTGGTAACTTACAATCTTCTACCATGCTAAGAGTTCTCAATGAGGGCAAGTATGACGAAGTTCCTGCACAGATCAAAAGATGGAATAAAGCAGGTGGCAAAGTATTTGATGGATTAGTAAGAAGAAGAGAAGCAGAAGCAATAATGTTCATGGGAGGGGATTGGTTCGCAGTCTAATGGCACTGTCTAAGAAACAAAGCAAACGTCTAGGATCAATACTGAGCGTGATCTTCAACGAAGATTGCGGTAAAGAGAATCTGCAAGAAGTTATCAAAGATGGTTTTGTAGAGAAAACAGAAAACGAAAACTATAGACTTACAGATGCAGGACAATCAGAAAGGCGAAGATTAAGCACCTTAGCAGGACTAAACCTACAATACAGTTCTGAAAGAAAAGAAGAAAATAATTAATTAGTTTTAAATAATTTTTCAGGCAAAGTATCTCTTCCTTTCAACTCCTCTTTCAATTCCGCTACATCGTCAAAAAAATCATACTTCAACAATGTAGTAAAAAGAGCAGCATAGATTTTAGGCGTTTCGTCCTGCTCTATATCTTTAAGTAGATAATCTAATCTAAATTCTCTATCAGCGTTTAGCTCTTGATTCTTTTTTAGAAACTTAAGTGCTTTCTTAATTAAGGCTACGTCTTTATTAGACAAACTTTTCATTAACATTTGTTATCTCCAATTATTACCTTCATACCAACCGACTAGAGAATATCTTTTACCTCTGCCAACTGGCATGACCTTATGATATATAAAAGAAGGAAATACTATCACAGTTCCCTTCTGCTTTATGATCTCTTGGTTCGGTGTGCTTATGTCCTCTGAGAACATAAACTCTCCACCAGAGTATTCTTTGGGATCAGAAAGCTGTACTGTGATCCCTAGCTTTCTCACTGATGCCCTGTTGTCCATTCGCATATCAAAGTGTTCATTGTAATGACCACCCTCTCTATACTCTGCGATCTGGAACTCTCGGAATCCATTCAAGTCAAACCCAAAACATTCACTGTTAGCCATGACAATATACTTCTCAATGAAGTCGTTGATCCTTTCGTTGTTGTCAGAACCGTATGGGAATCCAACCACTGTGGAGTGCCTAATCTGTTCGTCTGTAGAATCGTCTCCGACTTTGCCTACTTGTTTGGCTTCTGCATGGAATAAAGATTTTATCTGCTCACAATCTAAGTCAGATACTTCAGCATCCCATGCGTACCACCAACTGTTCATAGCCAGACAGTTTCCGTAACTAAAGAAGGATCATTGTATTCTGTGACAGTCCTGCCACTGTAGTAACGAACCCTCTTGAACTTTCCGCACTCAATGTAAAGAGACTCTATCATGCGATCCAGTTCTTCTTCTTTTAGCCTATCTCTTGCTAAATCTACTTTGTAATCATATTCAGTCATATTTCCCCCCTGTATATAATTACGAATTGATTCTACTAAAAGTTTCAACATATCAAATACCCCCCCTATCACATTGATCAAAATTTGAACAGCTATTTAGACAGCCTTTTTATGTAAGCATTCTCAATCTTATCCCATATTGCTTTGCCGAAATAATACGGTAAACAAATTATCAGAACCCATCCAAATATAATTAAAACTACAAGACCAAAAACTGAGTAGAAGATGTAGTCTCTTATTTTTTCCAATAGGTTGGATTGCTTGACAGGTTTAGGTTCTGGTAAGGGTCTGCCCCATTCGTCATGGGGTTCGTTAGGTTCGTACATTTTATATCTCCCCTTTTTCTTTTAGATAATTCTCTAACCATTCTCTGGCTTCTTTAAAACTCATATAATCTGGTGTGATTGGATTAAGTCGTGTACCGTCTGTACCATACACATTCCAATCAAGAGACGTGCCGTTTATTCTGTAATCTTTGTAACCATATTCAGAATTGCAAGAATTATGTTGGTAGTTTCTCGTAGTGTGCTTAGATAAATAAGTATCTTTATCATGCAGTCTTTTTAGTTTTATCATTTTATATATCCTCAATTAAAAGAAACCACTCTGGACTATTTAACATAGCAAGTCAAACTTTTTTTTAAAGAATCTTTTTTATGTAGAAAATACTTCTTGTAATTAATAGTCCTATATGTTATAATCCCCAATGTACTAAATAAATTGAAGGAGATATTATGAAAGATAAAGAGTACAAATCAGGTGATTTGATAAGAGCCAATGTAGACTTTTATATATTACAAAAAAGACTAAAAGGTAGGAGTTGGTATTCTGGTTATTACTATTATGTAGTCAAGACGGTGGGTTATAAATGGGTCACTCTCAAAGCTCATAATAAAAATTATAAAATGCCAAGAGAAGTATGGAATGATCTCATTAAGACTAATCGTTTTAGATGGGAGGGAAGCAATGTCTAAACCAGATAAAAGAAAAACTTTTGCTAAGTTGGCAACACATAGAGTCAATAAAGCAATTCACTATATAGAACTTCTTGGCAATCTTA